TCCATTCACTGCTTGGGCAATCAAAGTAATTACCAATTTTCTATGGTAGGCACTATCTGTTTACCTTTTTTGATATAAAAAAAGGCCGCGAATGCGACCTTTTTGGTTAAATCTGCCGCGAGGCAGGGATTTATTTCGGCGTGTTTAACAGTAGCGAAGCAGCTTGTACTGATATTTTCTTCGAGAGCGTCGGGGTGCTTGAACGCTGAACAGCGGATAGCGCAATTTGGTTAATTGCATCTTGAGGTGTGGCGAGTCGATCCGCCAACTTTAAGGCTATTGCAGCTTGACCCTCGTAAGTATCAGCTTCTGTTGCTTGCACTTCGCTTAAACTTAGCTCGCGATACTTTGCAACTGCACCAACAAACTTCTGATATGTGTTTTCAATGTTCTGTTCTGTGTGGGCTCTTTCTTCTTCGCTCATTTCTACATCAGGATGAAAAAATACCTTTGTAGCACCCCTGTGGAATGTGTGGACTTTATACCCTGCTTCTTCATATGCCTTAGTTAAATCTAAGCGTTTCTGATATACACCAATTGAACCAACACCTGCGGTATCAGAAATAATAATCTCAGTACAAGCCGAAGCTATCAAATACGCACCTGAATAAGCATTGAAGTTGATAATTGCTCGTATAGGTTTAATACTGCGAGCTTGATAAATGAATTCTGCACATTCAAAAGCTGCTTGGGCTGTACCGCCACCGCTGTCTATATCAAGAACAACCTCTAATACTGAATCATCATTTAGAGCTTTTTGAATTTGACTACGCAGCAACTCGTAACTCATGACTTCTTCGCACGTATCTGTAATTGAACCTCGTCGCGGTACTAAGATGCCATGAACTGGAACTACTACAATTCGATTACCCTTTTCAGGATCACCTAAAGGTATCGGTGTAGATTCTTGAGCGCTTATTTTCTCTGGGTTTTCGTGCTTATCTACTTTAAGGCCCAGAACACGAGGAGTTAAAAAAGCTTCAATGGTGTTCGCCAAGCTTGCCGTTAACAATAACGGTTGATTAAACGCCATCTCAGCGATATTGGTGTAGTTTATCTGCGGCATAATAATTCAATCTCTTTTATTTGTTCTTCTGTTGCTTGCTCAATTTTTTGGTGGACGTCCATGTTTTTGCTGTCAACCATATTCAATGGGGCAAGGTATATATCTCCACCTTCTACAGGAGGTAAGTTTTCCATCCTTCGAATATCGTTTATTGATAACCAACCCCATTGGCGGCCAAGCGCGTACGATTTAAACCGCGTTTCCATATCTCCACGGATCAAGCTATTAAAATTAAACTCGATTAGATGCGTGGATTTTTCGCTTGGACTAAGCAAATCACGGTGCATGGCTTGCTCCCAACGCTTTAGCCATGGCATCACTGCGAACATAAGATAATTAAGCGTGTTCTGCTCAACCGATTTATATGATTCACCGCTTGACTCAAATACCATGGAAAGAGGCACGCCATACAAGCGACATATATCAGCTATGCTTGCTTTTCTGGCTTCTATTAATTGCGCTTGTTGATGGTTCTGTGCAAGCTGTTTGTAATCCATTCCCTCTTGTAATAAAGCTACGCTAAACGCATTCCGCAAACCCGAATGGCGATCGGTAAACCCATTAACCAAGTTATCAATACCAGCCTGAGTCTCTATTTGCCCCGCCTCTTTAGGTCTAGTGATCACACCACTTATTGCAAGGCCATTAGAAAATGCTTTTGCCGCGTATTCTTCTTGAGCTAGTGCCAAACCAATTGTATCGGCGCTAGTTTGTAGCGGTGATTCACCTTGAAACCCATCCCGGCTAAAACCTTTAACATGGTGAATCTCACGCATGGTAAAAACTTGATTATCCCACTCTGGAATTTTGTAATAAGGTAGACCATCACTACCTTTTAAAATAATTACTTTATCTCGATGTATTGGGATTAGTTCTTTTATTTCGTGGTTTCTTTTTCGGTCAATAAACGCTAAGTGGTTACCGTTCAAACCAAGAAACCCCTGCCCCCGCTCAAAGTATTCGAACGCAGTATCTTTCTGGTTTGGTTGATATTTCAGCAAATTATACAGCGGGTGCTCAGGGGCTTTATCTCTCTGGTCACCGTTTCGCTTGTAAACTTCACAAGGCATTTTACCTAATTCGCTTGCAAGCAAAGTGACACAGCGAGCGACAACAGACTGGGCAAGTGCAGTGTCTTCATTTATTGCAACACCTGCTTTTGAACCTCTATTAGACCCCCAACCACTAGTACCTGTAAAATTTGAACTGCTACTTGATGTGCTTGTTGGTGTAAATAGTGATGACCACATTATGAATTGCCTTTTTTGTTAGCAGCCTTTTCAAACGCCGTTGCACGTGCCATTAAAAATGAGTATGCAATCAGGAATAACCCAAACACTGTGAATCCAAGTGCAGGTAAAAATAACCAGGCGCCATACGCAGTTAAAATTATGCCAATGAAGCCGATTAGGGCGCTTATGATGTCTTTTAGCATCCGACTTCTCCTGAGTCATAAATTGATTTTGTAGGCGGCGGCTCTCGCATTTTCAGCATGGCTTCACCAATAGCCATGATGAGCGCCACCGCACCATCTATTTTGTTAATCGCTTTTTGTTTAACGGGCCTAACCACATCATCATTGCCTTGGTAATGCTTGCCTATAACATTTGATATATGCCAAGCCATGATTGGGTTGCCGTCGTGGTGAAAACGACCTGAGTTAATCGCCGCTTCAAGTTCTTTCATTGGGTCTGAAAGGTTTGTGTAATTCTGTGTGACTGTCACAACCTCTAAGCCCTCATCGGCAAGATGGTGGCTTAAGTTGGTTGCACCATGCGGATCAATTGGTACTGATATGCACGGGGTTTCTAAATGGCTTGCAATTACATCGTCTTTAATTTGCCGATAATCTATTTCGGCACCATCTGTTACGCTCAAATAACCTTGAGTTAAATATCGTTGGAATATTTCTTCAAGCTGTTTGTTTTCGTTGTTAAAAACCTGTTCATACGGAACCCAGAATTGCGGGGCAACGCAATACCAGTGTGTTTTACCTTCAATTTCTTTCCAAAACAGACGTACCTTTGAGTTCATATCAAGCTTACGAGCCAAGTCGAGCGCTTGAACACAATCAACCCCACGAAAACAATCAATACCAAGGTCTTTGTCTTCACACTCTTTGTATTTTTCCATGTTGAAATAGGCCGATTTAGCACTGGCCCACATGTTTAAATGCTTCGTCTTAAAGGTGTTGGTAAAGTTAGGACTGTTTATTGCTTTTTGTTGCTGGGCCAATAAGTAATCGGCCTTAACGCTAATGCCGTAATTAGGGTTAGCCTTTTTTAAAATTGCTGGATCAGTCCAATCATCGTCCTCGTCGATTCCATACAGCAAACCAAACAAGTGATCGTCTTGCGTACCGTTTAGCATTGCTTTAACTCGCAACTCTAAATCGAAACACGGACTCATTAAGTTAGTACCGGCTGTGGTGATAACCAATGTCATTGGCTGTTCACGCGAACCCATACCAGTATCGAATGTATCGTACTGCTCGCTTGTGTTGTGTTCGTGGTATTCATCCACGATTGCAATGTGCGGTGAACTACCATCGCCAGGTTGACCGATCACAGGCTCGAATACTGAACCATCACTGCGGGTTAATTTCTTGGCATGAAGTTGCAAACCAAATCGCTTTCGCAGTTTCGGTAACTTTAGAGCCATTAGCCTTGCAGGCTTAAAAACCTCCCAAGCTTGCTTTTCATTTGTAGCACCGCAATAAACTTCACTGCCGTATTCTTCATCGGCGCAAATACCATATATACCGACCCCTGCGGCAATAATCGACTTGCCATTTTTCCGAGGTACCTTAAGCATCACCTCGCGAAAACGGCGCTTGCCCGTTTTCTTTACCACCCAACCAAATGAGGCAGCAAAGAAAAACAACTGCCACGGTTCAAGTGATATTTTTAGTTTTTTTCGCGCCCATTCACCTTTGGTGTGAGGCATTTTCTGAATGAATGAGCAAATGCGTTCTGCCTTTGCTTTATCAAACCGAAATTGAAAGTTAGGGTCTTTTTCTTTTGCGAGCTCGTCTAGATGACGCTGGCATGCAAGTATTACTTCACGGCAATTTGGTATTTTTCCCGCCACAACGTCACGGGCGTATTTGTTTGCCGCATTAACGTTAGGGAAAGTGGCCATATTTTAATACTCTTTGAAATCATAATCGTCATCTTCTTCGCCTTTGTCTTTGCCACTGCTCAGCATTCGGGCGCGGGCCATTGGTGTTAATCCCAATTGGCTGGCCAATTTTAAAGATTGGTTAGTGAAAATATTATGCGCTGTTACGTAAGGATGAAGTTTTAAGCTTCCCGCACTCGTCACATCAGTTAAGTTCTTTAAGTCTGCGAACTGTGCTTCCAGCTTAATAATTTTACTGATCGCATTGCAGTAATTTATTAGATGCGGGATATCCTCTGAAGCAAATGATTTTCTTTCAAACATAATCCCGAGGTTTGAATGCCAAGCGTCAATCGCATGATTATCTAAAAGCAGTTCTTTAGGGCAGTTGGGTTTTCGGGTAATCGAAGTGTCACCAACAGACAAACCGCCTTTAATATTTCCACCACCTGGCGCTCTACTTCCTGCCATTTTTCACCTGCAACAAAAGTAAATTAAATGATCGAGATATGATCACAGGTTGATCAAATTCCAATTCTTATTATTTGCGTATAAAAATTTGACTGGATGGCGGTACTTAGAATAGGGGGTTTGCTGAACAATTTTGACCCCCCTACCCATCTAAGAATTCAGATTTATTGCGGTATGCCCGTATTTTTCGAGTATCGCTTTAACTGTTTTGTTCTTTTCCCATCCAGTTTTGAAATTTGCACACGATTCACAGAACCAAGAAAGGTTTGATAGCTCTTCGGTACCACCTTTTGCAACCGGTACAATGTGCTCACAGACAGAACCAGATTTAACAATTGGTTTTGGCTGAGTAAGACAGTTAATGCACAAACATCTAGCTTTTGTTTTAACTATCTCGCGTGTGTGCTTGTATTCCTTTGTTTGATATACACGCTTGCCTTGGCGCTGCTGCTGCTTCTGATACTTACCCCAGCTTGCTAAGTGTGCATGTTCCTCACAGTAACCGTGGCGCTGTGTTGTTTTGTTACCGCAACCTTGTTCGCGGCAACGCTTTGGTATAGCTGCTGGCATCTTAACCACCTTAAATATTTGATGAATACTTTTTAAATACTCATTAAGTATTTAACTGGTCACTCCCTTGGTGCTTTGTTAGTCAGTGGCTTTAAAGCCTATCGCTCGCACGACGGCGGGCAGTAAGTTACTAAGTTGGTTCACCAAGGGAGTGTTAATTACTTCTTGTCTTGCTCTAATGCACTAAGTCGCTGCTTGATTAATGCTAAGTCAGTTTCCATACGAGACTGCCAAACAGTAGACGCATTAAACTTCGTCTGTAGGTCTTCAAGTATTGTTGACTGATTGGCTAAGCGTTCCTCAATACGAGCGTATTGCAACTGGTTTTGGTTAACAGTGATACCAACCCAACTAAGAACAGCCACAATCACTAGCGCTAGCACTGTTAGTGCAGTCTTTTCAAATTCTAAAGATTTACTGTTCTGGTTGCTCATGCTTGGCTCGCCATTGTCTTAGTGCGGCTTTGTCTAGGTTACAAAGCACGTTGGTGTTGTGGGCTTTAACTGCGAAAGTTAGTAGCTCGCGGTTGGTGTTAACTGGTGATTGACTAGCAGTGCAGTCATTAAGGAGGTGCAGCGGTGGCAGCACTGGCACTTGTTTCGTTATCGTGATCACCTGTGGTTCGGGTGGCGTCATCGAACACGCGCTTAATATTAGGAGGTAACTTAGTGTTACCCCAATCTTGATTAGCTGGCTCATTAATAAAGACCTCTTTTAGCTTAGTTTGCACAACGGTTTGTTGTTCTTTCACATCACTAAAATCAGCTAGATAAGCATTAAACATTTGCTCTTGTTGCTTAAGATCAGAGCGCAAGGCACGTTTATCTTGCTCGCTCTGATACAAATCAGCTTCGTAAACGCTTACTTGTTTTTGCAAACGTTCGTTGGCGCCTGTTAGATTTTCGATTGTATCAACTGCAGTGTCGTACTTATTAACCAGAACAACTGCGCCAGCTGTTGCGGCCAGTGCTACTGCAATCATGAGTGATGATTTATTTAAAAACATGCGAACCTCGCTTTTATTTGTAACTGGTACCGTCTTATGTGCTGCACGTACTCAATCGTTTCGCGCGAGTGATGGCCAGTGACTTGTGGTAAATACTGAATGATGTGAGGGTAAAGAGTTTCACCACCACTAAGCTTTTGCGCCTTTAAACAGTTACCTGCGCCAGCGTTATAATTACAAAGCGCTAGGTTTTCTCTGTCATATTCTGGCCTTGGGGATGACCAGAAAGAATACTGTTGCTGCATATAACGTGCTGCAACTAATATTGACAACTCAGCATTAAACGGCGAACCGGCTATCCCTAATTTAGCGGTTTGCTCTTGCCAAGTAGCGGGCATAAATTGGGCCACTCCCTGTGCGCCCACGGGGCTTACTGCATCTACACGGAAACGAGATTCTTGCCATAACTGGGCTTTTAAAAGGTCAGGATCACGACCAGGGCTAAAACGTTTAACAGCGCTTTCTATCTCTTTATCAAAACGACAATCAAGAGATAACTGAGCCGAATAAGAGTGCAGCGGCAATAGCGTACATACCAAACAGCACAGATAAAGCCATATAGTTTTTATCATTGCGGCAATCCTGAATTAACTTATCAAGCGTGTAACCGTTGCGGTTATTGATAAACCTAACTGCAACATGGAATAAAACAAAAGCAATTAAAGCTAATAAAAGGTTGTAACCTGCGCCGCTTATAAACGTTGTTGCAAAACTCATTAGTATTCACCTGTTAAAATTTGTTTAGCTAATTCTTCTGCTCTAAATTCAGGTTTGAATGTCAGAACAATTGACGCTGCTGCTTCAAAATTGTTTTGTTTGAACGCGGTAATTAACTTTTCTTCACGACAAAAGCGCGGGAACGTAAGCCAATAAGCAATACTTAAAATTGTTTGCTGGCGCACATAATTAAATTGATTGAGGTCTAAACACTGATATACCAGATCGCGTAAATTCATTAAGTCTGATGCAAGCAGCTGTTCGGCTTCATCTTCGGTGATCGGGTTGTTTTCAAAATCGCGGTGCAAATAGTCAGGTAATGGCTCTGCATTTAAGTCGTGGCCATAACCAATGAAACACTTTGAGTTTGAATGCCACACGCACTCATAAAAACCCGCGTGGCGTTTTAATTGTTCAATTAAATTCATCATGGCGGGCCTACGTTCAGGCACAAAAAAAGCCCAACCGGTTAGGGTTGGGCTTAGCAAGTAACGTGCATGTATCGGGTATCTTTCAGTTATTATCTAGGAGGCTTTATTTACAGCTTTACCACCTTGGCAAGAACAATACATTTTTATGCCAAAGCTGTAAACCACATTTTGTGATTTTTAATCAAAAAAACACACTTTTGCGTTTTCGCTGACAAACCAAATGGCTTTTATCTTACGCAGGGATTACATCTATATTGAGTAAGTCGACTTTAAATTATCTTTTGTAAGAAACAAGTTCCGTCACTAACCCTGTAAGTGACATTTAAACTGCTAGTTACTGTCATTAATTTAGGGCGGCAATAACCAATGACATTGCTACCCAAGTCCTTCTTAAAGTGTTGACATTCACCGCATGGTTTACTTTCAACGTCATAAATCTTTATTTTGCAGTCAACACACCATAAGCCTTTTTGATTCTTACGGCCTTGTGTTTTTTGATGGTTACAAGACATTAAATTTAATCCAACAGTTACTTGCTTAATACTTGGCGTGCGGGTTCAAGCTTAACCAGCTCGTTGAGTAAGCGGTTGGCTGTTTTTTCAGAGACAAAATGTCTAATGGTGCAATCATTCCCAAATTCATCTTGATGACTAACAACAAGCGCCACTGAACCGTCATTTACTCGTTCAAATCGAGGTAACTTTTCTGTCATGAACTGTATTCCTTTTAGTTTTCTACATGAACATAAAAATCATTGCCGCATCTTTCGCATTTTACTTCTGCCGAAGCTAAAGGCTCATTAAAGACCTTTTCAAAATCAACACCATCGACAGTGAATGAAGTTTCACATTCAGGGCATTTACCATCAATATCAGGCATAGCCACTACCAAGTTCCCCGTCATATCTACGTACATTTTAACACCTGCATTCTAAGATTAGTCGTTAATCTCTATATCGAAGTAATTAACGTCGATTTCTTCATACTTGAATTTAGATAGCACTTCATCAGTGCCACCATGGCCTAAAAGCTTATAGTTAAGGAAGTGCGCTAACTCTTGTTCAGTTACACCCTCTGGTAAATTAATATCTAAAATAACTTTCGCCACAACCACCTACCCCCTAACAATCGACTTCATCTAATCCCGTTTCACCATCACCAAGGGCTTGATAAGCAGCCTCTGCAATCATGCTATGAAATGGGGTTCTACCGTCCTGTTCTTCACTAGAAATTACACGCTTAATTGCAACCGCCGCTTGACCGCTATCAGTAACAATTATTTCTGGTGCGTCGTGTTCTATCGAGCGCTTTAATGATTCGATACCAATTGATACAACTAATTGATCATCTTTAATTTCAAACTTAACATTTTGCTCTTTGTTGCTCGTCATAATAATTCTCCGATAATTACTAATTTAAAATTAATACTCAGCAAATTGGCTGCTATTGTTTAAAGATGTTGTCAGCTGAACCTTTCCTATATTTAATACATTCGTAACCCAGCTTTCGCCATTCAAGTACATATCCCAATTAAAGAAACTGTTTGTTGATTTTTGCAAAACAACCTCATTACCATTAACAACGCTCTTTACTTCACATGCGATTTTTAATTTACCGCTTTTTTTGGTTTGGATAATAAGCAAGTCGCCTTTTCTTGGTACCTTAATAGCTCTACACATAACCACCTCATTTAACTTAGTGTGACCTGTCACAGTTTCAATGGGTTGCCTAGTATTGATACTGCACAATCTGGCGAACCTTTATAAACACCACCGCATGACTGCGTGAGTGGTAAATTACATTTACTGCATGGGCGCTTTAACTGTTCGGTTAAGCGCTCGTTATCTCGACGTATTAATGTCGAAATGTATTCATCGCGCGTGTAAGGATCATTACCTTTACCTGCACGTACTTGGCAAAGGTTGTCGAGTACTTCACGCTCCGATTCAGATAGCTTTACCGAAACCTCTTTAACCCCTAAGTTCTGAGCCTTAGCACGTTGCTTGCGCTTTCTATCTCTCGCAGCTGCTCGCTTAGCTTCTGGTGAACTGCTCATAGTCGCTCAAGCTCTAGCAAATCAATAAGCCAACTAAGCGCGTAGGCAGAACCAACCACAACAAGAGCGCATAAAGCCAACAAACCTAGACCTAATGCAATATCAGTCGATTTTAAAATAGTGTCGTCGTTATTCATGGCCAGCACCCGCACGTGGTTTACCCGCTGGCCCTTGGTCTGGGCCAAGCTCTGCAAATAGCACCCTAGTCTGCTGTTGCTTAACACGCACATCGTTCAATAAATCAATTATTTCTTTATTGAGTTTGCTCGTTTCTATGACTTGCGGGCGTTTGTCTCCCTGTATATTCATATCCTTATCTATCATTTCACTGGCCAGCTGCAATGCAATGTCTTCTAACGTCCACCCATTCGGATTAATAGTGATTATTAAGATTGGGGTATTAGGCGGCTGGACTTTGGTTTCTAACTGTTCAATAAACTTAAGCGCGTTACCCCACAGTTCAGCAAGGCCAGTTGAACCACACCTTTGCATTCTGTCTTGCTCTACGGTGATGTGTTTTTTTAGTAATTTAATTTCATCAGTGTTCATAGAAGCCTCGTTAGTTTTATTCATTGCAAACCAGTTATGTTTACGGCGTTTTGGGGAACTGCTCATTACACACCCCAAGGGTCGCTTAATTCTTTTCTTAACCTCTGATCATCTAACTTGAGTTCAAGTTTTTCTCTGAGTGTTAAACCTCTTTGTATGTTTTTGGCCGTGGCCACCACTTCTTTTTTAGGCTTTGGTAACTTTTCTGGTTTCTCTTTTGGTTTTATTGATAACGGTTTGCGAACCTGCTTTTTGGCGTACTTACCACTCGATACATACGCTTTACGATCACACCCACAACCTTTTACATTGCCTAAGTTGCACTTGCGAACTAAGCGCTTAGTACCGCAAACGCACTCGCAATAAAATTGCTGGCCACCTTGTTTATCTTTTGCACCCTGTTTAATAACAGTCCAGTTGTTGAACTGTTCGCCAGGTGAAACTAACCCTGTTGCCATGTTGCCTCCAATAATTTAGGTCGCTTCATCATTAAGGCTAAACTCTGTAATTGAGATAGCGTTTTAGACTTCCCATTAATCGAAATAACTTTAACTTTTCTATTTGGAATAGGGGTTTCTATAACACCGTACTTTTTGCAAGTTCGAATGTTATAGAGCCAACCGCTTGCAACTCTCGCTGAAACACCGAACTCGGCACCTAAAGTTTGAGCGGTATAAAAAGCCCCTGTTGTTAGCATTTTTTCAGCTGCGTCACTTGTGTTCATAAATGCTTAAACCTTTTTGATTGGGCCATCATTGGTGGCGGGCATATTGCTCTTGGCTGATAACCAATAAATGGCAAATTTGGCTGTATAACGCGGCGCTTAACTTCAAGGTCAATATTTACTGAGTCACGGCCAAGTGAGAACGCGATCACAACTGCAGCAAGGCAAATAAGCGCTAAAACAGCAATAGCGGCCATTAGCTCTATTGGGGTAAATGAGATCATGATGCGTTTCTCCATTTTTTAAACTCGTCAGATAAATATGTTAAGTGACTTCTTGAAGGTGCAGGCAAACGAGTATCGCTTAAAAGTAAATCCATTAAATTGTCTGCCGTTTTGTAAAGTTGCAGAGAACATAACAAGGCTTCTCTTTGTGATAGCAACTGGTTAAGTTCTAACGCTGCATTAAGCAATATATCTAAGTGAATAAAGTAAAATGGTGGGTGGTCTTTACTCTTATTTAAGTTATATAAACGGCAATACTTAGCCATTGCCATGCCATTGGCTTTAAAGAGGTCAGTTCTAAGCTGATCATGACCGTTATATATGCTTTCAAATTCAGCGCTATTTTTTGGAGCTGGTGTGAATAACTTAGAAATGCCTTTAAATAAATTAATCATGCGCTGCATTCTCCCAACCACTTAAGCGGTACCCCAAACGACATAAAGGTGATCATTCGACGCCTTTCCTCTAAATCGGCTAAGGTGCGTGCTGTTCTACCAAACTTCCTAGCCGACTTAACGACCTGCATTTCAAAGTCCAATTGTTGATGCAAATAAATAGACTTTTCTTCCTCAAACAAAGGTCGTTTAAGCACCTGTTTAATGGCTACCGTTAGCTTGCTTAATTTCATATAACGTCTTCCTTCCTGTAAATTGCCCCAAATGCGCCCTAACCCATACAACACAACGGATTAATTAAGCGCGTTAAAATCGTATGATCTTGCCTCTGTCTTGGTTTCATATTGCGCTTTCACTGCATGTAAATGGTCAGCCCAGCGCGCCAAAGCTTCTCTTTTTATAGGTGTTGGGTCTTCTTGCAAGTACGTTTGCTGCAGGTCTGTTAATTTGTGATTTAATAGCAGTTCAGCCACCACTGAATCGATACCAATAATCAACCAGCGTCCACGGCAAAACTTTCTCAAATCGTGGGCGCTCCACTTCTTATTGCTCACTTGGTTTACTAGTTTGCTTGCATCACTTTCAGAGATTGGCCCGCGCTTTTTGGCTGGAAAAATGTATTTGCTACGGTTGGTTTTTAGGCTTCTCTTATGCCAATCGATTAACGTTTTAAGCGCGTGATCAGTGAGCGGTATGACATGCTCAGTCGTTTTGGTTATTTCTTCTGGTAAAGTGATCAAGTTATGGTTCGTATCTATGAACTCCCACTTTAACTGGCGGGTTTCACCTATGCGGGTACCATGCAACAACATAAACCAGCACATCATTTCGGCCATGGTATTAGGCTTTAATAATGACAAAGCAAGTTCTGGCTCGTTACCAATCGACAAGCGGGCTTTTTTTGGCTTGATTGCTGTTTGAATGAATGATTTAAAGGTTGTGTCTTTTAATGGGTTGCGCTCTATTAACTCGGTTTTTTCTGCTTGATCAAAGGCGCGTTTTAGTAGTTGAAAATGATGGCGAATAGAGCTCAATGCATAATCATCATTTTGCATTGGCCAAATCAAGTGGTTTTCACATTCAACATTAGAGAACGTGGCTAATTCGCACTGACCTAACTTTGGTATTAAGTGGGTTTCTATCGTCGACTTTATATTAATACGGCGTTT